CCAGTCCATAGCTATACGAATAACTTCATTCTTAGTTTGTAGATGGTCTAGGTTTATGGTGTAGGGTTTACCATTATCTAATGGTGGATATGGTTCATCCAAGTCAACCTTCTGCCAAAACTCACTGACCTTTTCCATAATGATAGCATGAAGTTCTTGATCAGCTTTGTAAGGTACAAGGTTTAGTCTTTGTGATTTCCCAAAGATAGCAATGATGCCCCACTTCAACCCACTGCAAAGCAATTGTGTCTGAAGTTGTATGACCTGGTCAGCCCTAGGAAAGTCATCTGAGTTTGTGGTTTTAATCTCCAATGCACCCATACCAGTAAGGATCATGTGACCTTTAGTCTGAGGGTCTTGCATTGTGATCTCACCATCTATCTGCACCATAGCATCTAGAGATGCACACAGTCCCAGGTCCGGTATCCTATGTCCATCAGTGACATCATGCACCCTGACATCAGCAACACCCTCACCTATCTTGGCAAGCTTGTCTATTGACCAAACTATAATTGCTTCTTCTAGGTAGTTACCTCTTTCCTTTGCATCTTGTGCAAAGTCAGATTCAATGGTAGGAATACCTTGTCTTGCATGAATAGTTTTTTGTCTCTCTCTTTCGTTAGTAGAAAATTTAGTCTGACCCAAAACTATAGCTGGCACTCTTGAAGCACCTAGCTCCTTAGTATCATCTGAATATTTAGCCATTGATCACTCCAAAATTTTGAGTGAAGCATGCATCATCAATTAGACATACAAAATGTAGTAGGTAATAGATGTAGACCAACGTAAAGATAGATGCTAGGATAGTACCTAGGACCATCAGTGTGCTTACAAAAGCTGGATGGTTGTGCAAAAACTCACTGATTATACCTCTTCCAATATATATATTATGCGACAAACTGTTATATCTATAACGGCTCTTCTCGCTAAGTGTTTGTTTACTAACCATATTATATCTCCTTCTTAATAATGGTTTTCTTGTACTACCCTTAGAAGTATGTGTCAAAACACCACCTAAATGTAGTAATTCTATTTTTAGTCGTTTGTTATTGTTAGGTTTACTATTCATTATCTTAGCCCATGTATGCCGTATAAAAACATGAAGTCTGACCTAGACTTTATACTAAAGTTAGCCCTGGTAATAGCATCTTGTGCATCAAGGCATCTTTGAAATACTGACTTGCTAGTATCTCGCTGAATAGTTTGTAGGGTCTTGGACAGTTGTTTTAGTTCCTGGGAAGCATTGCGAATAGTTTTCCTATCAACAATAGGGATGGTCAATCTGACTGCCGTCTTAGCTCCTTTGTAGTGCATGTAGTGTTCGTGATTCAGCACTGCCCTTGCCACCTTCTCTCGTTGTGGCCCGGTCAAAGTTGGAAACAAGTCTGCAATATTATGGCCGTTGATATTTCTTTTGCCAATTTTCTTGATCCTGGTTTCTAATATTTTGCCAAACTTTTCTTTCATGACATCTCCTTATTTATGACATTATCATTTTGCGAATGATTATCAATGTCATGTGGTTTGTCACTCAAATTAGCATATACTGTAAAGTGACTTTCCACTAATTCGGCTAGTCTTGTAAGATCATTCCATTTGCCTTTGGTCACATCCCTGGCTAATTCTTTTCGGTGTTCTAGATAGGATAAGAACCCATCATAAAGTTCTTGAGTGCCTTTAAATGCAACACGATTAGGCGATCTCTCAACTTCTATCCAGCCTTCAGCTTCACACTCTTCGACCATGTTTGAGATTGATTGTCTTGTTGTCCTGAGTTGATCAGCTACACATGATATAGTGTAAAACTCGTTTACGATGTAAGAGTAAGTTACAATTCTATTGAAAGCATTTCTTAGAGGAGTTGAGTTAAAATATCTTTGTATTTTTGTTGTCAATCGATCTTGCCTTCCCTGGTATATATTAAGCTCAAGCTGACACAATACTTTAGACATTTCCATATCAAGATAATTTTGTAATTGTTTTTTATTCATTCATACTCTCCAATCTTTTGATGACGTTACGAACTGTAGAAGCATACCACTCACCACCTCTTGCAGTTGTTGTACCTATTTGATTTAAGTTGATTGCGACTTCTCTATAAGTCATGCCTGAGCTAAGAAGGGCCTGGATAGTTGGTCCTACAATCTGAGCAAAACCATCACTCTCAGCCTTCACTACTTCACCAGCCCTAGCTCTTGCCTTATCCATATGATCATGGATGCCAAGCTTAGTAATAGTACGGCCTGACCTGGTTTGATACTTACCCTTTTGTCTTAGCTCTTCCTTGATCTTGGTAAGACCTGACTTAGTTCTATCAGCTATCCTACGTCTTTCCATAGCACCAAAGTAAGCTTTCATAGAGAACCTTTCCCAGCTTTCGGATATCTCAGGCTCATTGCAGACAACAAACTTGATCTTGCCCTTCTCCAGCTTCTCTTCAAAGAAGTCCAGTGTATCTTGCATCCTACGACTGAATCTTTCCAGGTCAGCTACAATGATAGTAGCCTTGTTAACCTTGGCAGTCTCAATACATTTAGATAGCTCAGGTCTTTTTGAAGGTGAAATTTTACCTGAGACACCCTCTTCCCTAAACCACATGACCTGGTGATCACCACCATTGAGCCACTTCTTGATCTCCATCTCTTGCCTGGCAACATCCTGACTGTCTGTCGATACCCTTACATAGGCACAATAGATACCAGTATGTTCTTGACCGGCAGTATTCTTAACCCTCATTACTTTGCTCCTTCTTGTATATATTGTGCGACAAATTCCATTGCCTTCTTTTTAGTAGGAAATGTATCAATGACTTTATCCTCATGCATTGCAACCCACTTCCAAGCACTACCAGGTGCATCACCTTTGTAAACTTTCCACTCACCAATATTTGTAATCTTCCACATTAGTTTGCCCTTTTTTTTTATTACCGATGTAAGACTTATGTCTTACCTATATACATATATCAGATAGATATCTAAAATACAAGACCTAGACGTAAATTTATTTTCATAGGTTTTATACAAATGGATAAAGAGATAGAGATAGTTCCCTTTTATTGCCGGTTATCAAGGGGTTGTTACGATATGCTAAAGCATCAGGCCAAGAAAGAAAGATGGTCAATGGCTGGCTTAACTGAGCATATATTAAGGGAAGGATTAAGAAGAAGAACACCAGGTTCTATTAGTAATGATATTATATTTGATGATCAAAAAGAACAGATATCGGATTTAAAGATAGCTGAAAAGTTAGATCAGATGGTGAAGGCCAATGACAAAGTATAGAGCTATTAGAACTATGGTTGATGGTATTTACTTTGATAGTAAAAGAGAAGCTAACAGATATTCTGAGCTAAAGATCATGGAGAAAGCTGGTATTATAAACAGTTTAAAACTGCAGCCTGAGTTCAAATGTATGGTCAATGGTAAGAAGGTTTGCACATACAAAGCAGACTTTGAGTATCTAATGGTAGATGAAGAAGGCCCTCAAGGACAAATAGGTTATTACATAGTTGAAGATGTAAAGGGATTTAAGACACCGGTATACAGACTGAAGAAGAAGCTGGTCGAAGCTTGTTATCCCGGAACAGTTATAAAAGAGATTTAGATGCTGAAGGTCCTTGATCTTTTCAGTGGTATTGGTGGGTTTGCATATGCAAGTGAAAGAATAGTTGGTGGATTTGAGACAGTTGGTTTCTGTGAAATTGATCCCTTCTGTCAGAAAGTTTTAAAAAAGAATTTTCCAAATGTACCGATTTATACAGACATAAAGGAGCTTGAACAAAATGCAGTACGATTTAGTGGATATGTTGACGTTATCTGTGGAGGATTCCCATGTCAGCCCTGGTCAAATGCTGGCAAAAAAGAAGGACACGAGGATCAAAAAGGTCGTGATCTCTGGCCAGAAATGGTTTCCATTATTGAACAGATTTTACCGAAGTTTGTCATTGGAGAAAATGTGCGAGGATTTGTTAACATGCCAATGGGATTGCCAAGATCGGTCAATGACCTGGAAAGCATCGGCTATAGGGTCGCAAGCTTTGTCATTCCATCTGCATATGCACTCGGATTACCACACAGAAGAGATAGATGCTGGATCATTGGAGAGCTTGTGGCCGACACCGAATGCATGGGATGGAAAGAGAGGTCCGAGGTCAGAGAAACATCTGAAGGAAAAAGATGGTCAGATAACACTTGTAACAGCAGTTTCGCAAATGGAGAATCAGAAGATCTGGCCGACACCGAGAGCATCGATAGGAATGTCAATGGGATTGTCAGAGAACATGGCAAAGCTAAGATACAAGAAGTATCTGGAAACAGAAATGGCATATCAGATACACAAGGAAAAGAACAAGAACAAGGATCAGGTCGGAAGTCTTTCCTCAAAATGGGTAACCTGGCTGATGGGATATCCCAAAGACTGGCTTACGATTACACCATCGAACCAAAAGACTTGCCAAGAGTTGTCAAAGGAGAAGAACAAAGGGCAGATAAATTGAAGGCACTTGGAAATAGTATAATACCACAATGTGCAGCAGTTTTCTTTCAGGCCATCAGGGATATAGTAGATGAATATGATTAATGTTCCTAAGATTGATAAGGCCCAGGAGATATTGAAGGCAAGAGAGCAGATAACATTGCCACCTAAAAAGTATAGGATTTCTAATGAGCAATCACCCTCACCTTACATCAATATACCTTCAAGAGCTTTAGCTGATATTAGGATACTTAACAATCCATCAGCACTCCAGGTGTTATGTGTGTTGTGTTCTTATGTTTCAGGTCAATCAGGTACAGCTTTTCCATCACAGCTTCTCCTGGCTAAAAGACTTAACCGGTCTCAGCAAGCTATATCCAGGCAGATAGTTAAGCTTATTGATTGGGGATATATTAAGAAGATACTTAATGAGAATGCCCTACGTCAGAAGGGTAAAAAGACTGCTACTTATCGTATCATATATGATCCAGCTATCAGCGATACTCAGCTAATAAAAACATCTACTGATCCTATTGTAGAACAGAATAAAGCAGAAGAAACATTTAAGAAGATAGAAAAGAAACAGAATAAGTTATCACCGGCACAAGAGAAGCTGGCTAATGATATTACTCAGAAGTATATTAATGATGAGACTGAGTTCTTTCCATATGATCTAGTCTACAATGCCATGGTCACTTATCTGTCAGGTAAACAGACTATTGAAGCCTGGAATAAAATCGGTTGTGGCCTACTTTCACCCATAGAAAAAGGCTATTTAAAAGCCCAAGATATACAACGTCAGGTTGTGAATAAGAAGGAGTTATACAACACTAGATGTTGTGCCGATACACAACACAATGATGTTGTACAGAACTATAATACTATAACTAATAATAATATTATTAAGGATAAAGTTTTTGAATTGTTAAGAAGTTATTCACATGCACTAGACGATATCTGCAAGACACGAGGTCAATGGCGATGGAGCAAGAGAGAAGAAGCAATAGCTGAAGAGATGATAGAAGCTGGAGTAACGATAGATGCATTCATGAAAGAAGTTACTAAGGTATTGAATAGATGCAACCAGGATAGATCAAGACCACCATACACGATAGCTTACTTCAAGAGTATGTGGCAAAAGAAAGTAAGTAAACCAAAAGACACCAAGCAATTAATTAAGGGGCTAGTAAATAAAATGAATAAAAGATACACTTGATGTACAAGAACTAGATGGTCGTTTAGATTATGTACACACACAATAATAATATAATGTCAGACTGCAAAGTGCGACCCTACCCCCTCCCCGGTCATATACATATACGGGGGGTCTCACAAAAATATTTTCCATTTTTTCATAAAGGAGTTTTACATGGATAAAGAAACATTAGATTTAGTTCAAGGTAAGAAGTACTTTGATCGAGAAGGCAATGAGAAAACCCAGTGGATTAAGATTGGCAAGTTGTTTACAAAGATGGGTGTACCGAGTTCTATGAAGTTGGATTGCTATCCTATTCCTGATGATAAGGGTGAGGTATGGCTGAAGATATTCCCAAAAGATTATAAGGCTGTTGATCAGCAAAATGGTTTTAGTAGTGAAGATGCAACCCTGGAGAGTGATATTGCCTTCTAAAAGAGTTATTCCAAAGATGAATAATCTTGGTGGTGTAAGAGACATCAAGAAGAAGCTAAGAGGATCGGATGTTATTTTTGAGAATAGAGAGAAGCTTGCAGAAGCTTTACTGTCGATTAGTCAGGCAAAGGTTACTGATGTTGTGGATTGGGATGATCAAGGCAAGGTTACGATTAAGGATATGGATGAAATACCTGAACATGCATTGCAGTCAATTAAGAAGATCAAAGCTAGACCAGTTGGTGAAAGTTTTGAAGTTGAGATTGAAATGATTGATAAGGTAAGAGTTCTGCAAATGCTGGCTAAGAGTGCCGGTATCCTTGATAAGGAACATGAAAGCGAAAAACCG